TCAAGCAGCCAAAGCTATCCCCCTAATTCCAGGTGCGGTTGTATCTGCAGTTAATGATTTAAATACTATAGCTGATACAGTTACTTTTAAACCAGATGGTACTCCTAATATACCACCATTAAAAATCACAGCTGCCCAAGTATCCCCAGCATTTTCTACAGTACAAAATACAATTGTACGATGTGTAGATTTACTTGATAGATTAGATATTTTAATTACATTATGTAATCCTAATGCTAATTTAACTGGAATATCAGATTCAATTAACAATATATATGAAAATGAATTAGTAGCTAAAGTTTCTGAAAATGATGGTACTTATAAAGGTTTTATTTTAGAAATAGAATCTAGACCATTTACTGATACAGTAAACCAAAACAGAGCAGTAGGAAAAAACAGATCTGGAATTATAATGATATCAACAGAATATTCATTTGCATCAAACCCTCAAGTATTAATTGACGAACTTAAATTTATTATTGATAGAGACGATTTAAAAGCGTATTAAACCAATATTTATAACCATGAAATTAAACGAATTAAGAAAAGTAATTAGAGAAGAAGTAAAAGCTGCTATCCAAGAGGAGTTAAAAGATATCCTCTTAGAAGCTGTTCGTTCACCAAAAACTGTAGTAACTGGAACTACACCACAACAAAATACTACACAAGCTCTCCCTGAAGCTGATAAAGCTAAATTAAGAGAAAATATGATGGGTGTTTTAGATGGCATGAAACCAGGACAAGATACACTAAGTTTTAATTCAACTGATGCTCGTAATATGGGAGGTAATCTACAAGTTGCTCCGGGCATGAATACATCTGGTGAAGGTAGCCAATTACCTGCTGGTAATGTTGGTTTAGACCAAATTATGGGATTAATGAATAAAGGATAATGGCATTTAGACCTAGAATAATACCAGCTACTGACTTCCAACCAAATGTTGGGGTAGGGGTTAATCTACCTTTTTCAAACCCTCAATGTTTTGTAAGTAATTATACTAGTCAAGATGCTTTAAAAAATAATATAATTAATTATTTCTTAACTGAACCTGGTGAAAGACCTGATAATCCCCTTTTTGGTGGAGGTTTAAGAAGTTTTTTATTCGAACAAATAGCTAATGGTACATTTGATGGTATAGAAGATCATATTACTACTAAACTTACATCATATTTTCCTTCAGTAAAATTAGATAATATAACTATATTAAGTAATGATAGTACTAATACTATTACAGTAAGTATAACATATTCATTACCTCAACAAGGGATAACTGATGAAATTGAAATTAACTTTGGATAATGGCACAAGCAAGAGACATAAAATATGTAAATAAAGATTTTGCAGATCTAAGATCAGCATTAATTAATTATTCTAAAACATATTTCCCTACTACGTATACAGATTTTAGTGAGGCTTCACCTGGTATGATGTTTATGGAAATGGCATCTTATATAGGTGATGTTTTAACCTTCTATCAGGATAACCAATTTCAAGAAACGTTTACCCAATATGCTCGTAAATTTGAAAATTTATTTGATTTAGCTTATGTAATGGGTTACAAACCCCAAGTTACAGGTGTTGCGACTGTAGATTTAGATTTTTACCAAACTGTCCCTGCTTCAACTTTAGCCCCTAATATATATCAACCTGATTATAGATATTCTTTACTTATAGATTCTAATGTTCAAGTAAATTCTTTATCTAATGCTACTGTTAATTTCTTAACAGAGGACCCAATTGATTTTACAGTTTCTAGCTCTCAAAATCCAACAGAAGCAACAGTTTACACAGTAGATAGTAATAACAACCCTACAAGTTATCTTCTAAAAAAAACTAGAAAAGCTATTTCCTCTACAATTAATACAACAACTATTTCAGTAGGTTCAACCCCTCAAGAATTTTTTACAACTACTATTAATAATAGTAATATTATTGGTATTTTAGATATAAAAGATGCTGATAATAATACTTGGTATGAAGTACCTTATTTAGCTGAAGAAATGGTTTACGATTCAATCCGTAATACTAACCCAAATGATCCAAATAATTATGTAAATGAAGGAGAAGCACCTTATTTACTTCAATTAAAGCAAACCCAACGTAGATTTACAACTCGTTTTATTAATAGTGGATCTTTAGAAATTCAATTTGGCGCTGGTACTACTCAAGATGTAGAAGAAGAAATTACACCAAATGCTGATAATGTAGGTTTAGGTTTACCGTTTGAAAAAAATAAATTAACAACTGCTTATTCACCTACTAATTTTATATTTACTCCTACTTATGGTATTGCCCCTACTGGAAATTTAACTGTAAGATATTTAACTGGAGGTGGTGTAAGTGCTAATGTTAATGCTAATACACTAACAAATATTACTCAAATTAATAAAACATTCGTTAATTTTAGTTCAACCGACCCTGGAGGATTATACCAACAAACATTCAATTCAGTAGTAGTTAATAACCCAAGAGCTGCTTCTGGAGGTAGAGGAGGAGATAGTATTGAAGAGTTAAGACAAAATATTATTTCTAATTTTAATACTCAATATAGAACAGTTACCCCAGATGATTATACAGTAAGAGCTTTATCTATGACTCCTAAATATGGAAAAATTGCTAAAGTATATACTGAAAAAGCAAAAGCAGAAGCTAATACAGGAGCTAATGTTGATTTATATGTTTTAGCTTTTGATGGTAATAGTAAATTAACAACTGCTAGTACTACTTTAAAACAAAATTTATCAACCTATTTATCTCAATTTAGAACAATTGGAGATTCAGTAGCTATTAAAGATGCTTTTATAGTTAATATTGGTTTTGATTTTGAAATTATAACTTTACCTAACTTTAATAATAATGATATCTTAAGAAGATGTATTTTATCTTTACAAAATTATTTTAACATTAGAAATTGGCAAATTAATGAACCTATAATTTATAGAGATATTTATAATTTATTAGATAAAGTTGAAGGTGTTCAAACCGTAAAAAATATTTATTTCTCTAATAAAACTGGTGGAAGTTATTCTCAATATGCTTATGATGTAGAAGGCGCTACTATAAATCAAGTACTATATCCTTCTATTGATCCTATGGTATTTGAAGTAAAATTCCCAAATAGTGATATTAAAGGTAAAGTAGTAAACTTATAATATTATGGCCGTATATAAACTTTTCCCTTATAAAGACACATCCCTGTATTCAATGTATCCATCAATGAATACAGGAATTGATCCTATTAACCAAATATCTAATCTAAATTTTGCTTTAGATAGTAACCCTTCAGTAGCTAGATCTTTAATTAATTTTGATACCAATGAAATTCAAAATACATTAAATAATAAAGTAAATGGTAATTGGGATGCTGTATTAAAATCATATATAGCTACAGCTCAAGGAATTGTTGAAGATTCTATTTTAGAAATATTTCCAGTTTATGATAGTTGGAATCAAGGTACCGGTACTTATTTAGATCAACCTATTACCTCAGACGGTGCTGCTTGGAATTCTCCAATTTTAGGTGGAGGTAACCCTTGGAATATTGGTGGTCCTTCTTTAGGATATACTAGTTCATACAATCCAACCTATGCCCCCCAAGGTGGGGGTTCTTGGTATGCTAGTTCTTCAGATGGGAATATTACATATCCTATAACACAATCATTTGGTCCCAGAACTGAAAAAGATTTAAATGTAGTTGTTACTTCAATAGTAGAAGATTGGTATAGTGGTTCTTTAAATAATAATGGATTTATTATTAAATGGGAAAATGCAGCTGAATTTAATACAAGTAAACAAGTTCAACCTGTAATGCAATATTATACAGTAGATACTAATACAATCTATCCTCCTGAATTAGAAATCAGATGGGATGATTCAACATGGAATACTGGTTCTTCTACAATTACAGAATTATTTCAACCTAATGCTTTTATTGAACTAGCAGAAAACCCAGGTATATTCTATTCTGAAAGTATTAATAGATTTAGAATAAATTGTAGACCTAAGTATCCTGCTCGTGTTTGGGCAACTTCTTCTTTGTATACTAAACAATATTACCTACCCTCTGGTTCAGCTTGGTATGCTATTAAGGATTTAGATACTGATGAGTATGTAGTAGATTTTGATGCAAATTATACTAGAATTAGTGCAGATGTATCTTCTAGTTATTTTGATGTATACATGA